TGCTCCCTGATGCCATTGCTGCCTTCATATCAGTAAGCATTAGCTTAGGACGGTTCTTTAACTGGATTGGGCCTAAGAACACAAAAGAATCAATGGCCACAGAATCATCGCTTACGCCAGGTGTCGTGTAATCAAATTTCCTCACATAACCATCTTGCCCGCCGAGCAGCACTGTACGATCCGCTGCTAGGTCACCATCAAACAAGTGAACGGACACAGGGTTGTGAGCAGCAGTAGCAAACTTATCTGGCCACCAACTCTGATTACGAACATCGTAGAAATAGTTAGTAGTTGCCCCACCTGCCAATGGTGTTAGGAAGACATAGAACCCACGTTCTACATCGCTCCACACCATGCGTACAGAAGTCGTATCTGCATTGTAAGCGTTAAGCCGTTCTGGTATCTGCTTCTCAGAGATGTTCACAGGCTTCTGACCCGGAACAAGTTGATAGACTCCACCACGGGAACCAAAGAAGTAAATCATACCTTCTGGACTCTTACAGAAAGGTCTTCCAAAGGGTGCGCCAATGGTATCGGAGATCAGGTCGAAGCGACCACCTTCCATCGGGTCACCTGTGAGTTGCCAGATTGAATGGTCACCAAAGATGAGTAACAAGTCATCCGAGTATGGAACCATGCAGTTCACAATATCTGGACTCTTGCCACAATCAGCATTGTTACCTGCAACAGCCTGCGTAGATGTTGAAGTGGACGGAGCATAGTTCCAATCCCTCGCATCACCAACAGCACTCATGTACCAGTTGTGAGGATCGCTGCTGATACCAGACTGCACAATACGACCACGCCATGTCTCAATCAATCGAGGCTCGTTGCTGGAATCAGTTGGAAGCGAACCTGAACTAGCTGTCCAATTTGCAACCGTATTAGTCGAAGCAGTGTATTGCTTAACAGATGCTCCATCAGCAAAATAGATCACACCGAAGAGTTCAGCGGAAAAGATAGTGGGTACAGTGGACGAAAGCGCACCACTACCGTTGGTTGCCGTAGTGAATCCACTTGTCGTGAATGCGGCCACAGTACCATTGGTTACAGCATACGAGACTACAGTCCTGGCACCGACCTCATCTTGGTCAGCAGGAACTGCTCTCGCCACTACTTGGCCCATGTCTTGAACTTTGCCATCGGCTGTACGTGCGTTTACGTACTTTGCTAACCCAGCCCTTTGACCACCACGAGAACGTCCCGTACTAGGCTCCCAAGCCCGCACGTTCTGACATTCTACCGTTGACCCCTTTGGCTGAGTCTCATACCCAGTTGCTTCAACAAGCCCAAGATTTGGCCAAGGCATATCAAACCTTGTCCGTAATCTCGACATTAGCTCATTGCAACTCCATTACTAGCCAAAGAACTCCAACAGATGGTGGAACCTTTGCGAATGCTAATCAACGTAAGTAGATCACCTGCATCAGCAAACGTAGCTGTGGTTTCGGTTCCAAGACCTGAGTTCAGTATCTCTGATCCTTCGCCTGTTAGGGTTAGGTCACCACCGTCTGTCTTCAAACAGATAGAGATGATAATACCAGGTCGTTGGGGAGAAGCAATCTTACGTGCTTCTGCTCCACCAGTAACAACAGGGCAAATACCAAAACTTCGGTCAACTGCAATTGTGCCACCACTTCCTGGATCTAAAAGCTCCAGTTCGGTTGTTTTGGCGATTGATTGTAGGACGTTGTGTCCGGACATATGTCTATTCCTTTTAAGAAGAGATGAGGTGTAGGTCAACCACACCGGCATTATTGCCGAGCAGTTTAATAAAAGCAGCACCTTCAAGTTCTGAAGGAAGCGGCCACGCTTTTTCTACTGCGACTGTATCCGAAACAGCACCAGAAGAGTTTTTCAATTCATAATATGTGCCATCCTCAGTTGACGACACGTAGTAATTAACAGTTGTTGTCGGGCTAGATGCGTCTGCTTGGAGAATCATCACTCCCTTGGTGAAGCCTTTGAACACAATTGCGTCAGAGTCTCCAATCGACGCTGCGACGGCGACTCCTGTAATCACGCTATTTTGCGGTGTAGTGTGCATTGTTTTTCCTATTTACGGGTTAGTGTCCGTGAAAGATGCGCCGTTATACGTAACGACATCACCATTGAGATACCTATTAGTCTGCTCCGACCAACTGCTACCATCTGAACTATCACCATTATAACCCATATGCTCAGGTGTGTTCATAATAGTATCGTAAGCAATCGAAGCAGCTAAACGCTGTTGATAAGCAGCGGCATGTATCCCTGCGTTATCGTCCATCCTAGCTTCGGCTACAGCTAAACACGATTCGAGAATCGTCTCCGCATGTGCCTCACCACCAAGAGGATATGGATTTGCGGCTGTCAGGTTTTGTGGCAGCGCGTGATAGCGATACGATAATGTATATGCCTTGTCGGGAGAGGGATATAGCATTAGTTGAAATCGCTGTCCGTTGGACCCGCTACTGGAAATAGGCCTGACAGCCGCTAGTTTGGGATCACTCCTGAGACTAGAGTAATCCCTTTGCCGCAAAGTTCGGATGCGATGCTCGCCTGTAATCTCAATCGGGAACCAGCGGTTATCATCCACTGAATACGTCATCGTTCCCATAAGACCTCCGAAGTTTGCCGACAAGGTATAATCGGCTGTTCCTGCTACTAACACCTTGGTCGTCGTAGGTTCCATAAATGACCACTTATGACCACGTGGTGTGTTCTGTGTAGGGGGTGGATGATAGAACGACCTCAATCCTGAAGCGATAATATCATCTAGTTGAGTTATCTCATCCGCTGACCAATTCCCCGCTGTTCGTTCACCTAACCAGAACCACCCTACTTCTTTACGTAGAGTGGTCTGATTCATACTCAACGTGCTCTCAACAGATGTATCTGCTGGGGAGCCTACGGTGCGAATGGTAAATTGTACGGGTACTGCACTTGAGTGGGTGAATAAGAGGCCTACAATGGCCGCTGTCATCTCCGCAGCCGTTAGGTTGACAGAGTACTGCCCATTACCTTCCTCGGCTATAGAGCCTGCTATGGAAGCCTGAGTCCCACCGTCCTTAGTGATATACTTACCAATACCAGCAGCAGCACCAGTTAGCGCAGCCCCTGTGGTCTTATTCACAAGTCCAAATGTAAACCCTGTAACGGCTTCGGCTCTTATAAAACTCATGCAGATTTCTTATTGTTAATTGGTTTAGCCTGACTTGAAACTGTAGGCTTTAGTGATTTAACCTTCGATTCCTCTTGAGTGAGTACAACGATGGCTATTTGTACCGCAAATGGTAGCGGTCCGGTTAATCGTCCGTGGAATAACCTATGTGCTTTCTCTAGGTTTTCCTTCTGTGCTTTCGTTAGTTTGTTCTTCGTTACTTCTTCAATTTCTTTAGTCAACCCGTCCATGTCTCTCTCCTGTGAAAACCCGTGGTCAGCCCCGGCAGATCAGACGAATCCGACCCACCGGGACCTCGCACAGGAGACTAATCCTAGTTGGCAATGTGTTCCGCTTGGTAACAAGCAACCCAGTCCACATGGACTATGGGATCAGTTGTTCCAGACGAATGACAAACAAGACTCGGAGTCATTGCAACAATTGGGATATTTGTCGTAATGGCTGTCTGAGCAACACTATTGACATATGGAGTGATTTTGGTCAATCCATCTATGAGGAATCCTAGCTTCACGTAAGCGTCATCCACGACTGTGTGAACAGCGGCAGTCGAGCTTCGACTACCAGCCTTTTCACTGTGGATTCCCATCGCTGTCGTGTTGATAGCTTCAAAACCAACATGATTGGCTGTCGAGTTTGCAGCAGATGCAAGCACGGAAGTATCAACTTCAGCTAGTCCTACGAACATTTGACAAGTCGTGCTTCCAATATCAGCAATCTTCACACGAGCTTCAAAGTAAATCTTTGATGCCGCAGAAGCGATAAAGGAAGATGCGCCAGCAGCACCACCAAGTTGAACTTGCACACCTTGGTTATTAGTGGCAGCTGCTGAATCCAGCAACAACACACCACCCTTGGCGGCAACATCCAAAGCAGCAGTTCCAGACGTTGCTTGAGTGAGAACCCATTTGTTCTCATCGTCAAACGTCAGAAAATCGTCAATAAAACCGAATCCCTCATCAATTGCACCCGAATCAATTTGATCGTTTGGTGCTTGACTCCAGAGATCACGACTGAGGCCCCGACGAAGGGACGCAGCTTTAAGCTGTGGTCTTGTATAAAGACTCATAATACTAAATCCTTTCTAATTAGGCCACGTAAAGTACGAATAAACGACGGCGGTTTAGACAGATGAACTGACCCCAAGAATCCATATGGACTTCTCTTGTGGTATGCTGGCGTGCCGCTTTTTGCGGTGGGTGCCATAGCATGTCCTTGCCCGTCTTGTAATGGTACTGAAGCACTTTGTGATTCACACCATAGATCGGGTTAGAACTGTCATTACTGTCAAGATAAGGAACCCAGATAACTGGATTACCCTTAACGACTACACTGCCTGCATACTTCGCAAGATCAACACCAAGGTTGTCATTACGAGATTCAAGCAATTTCTCCATGTCTTCTACGACACTATAAGTGGTGTAGAAAGCCCAGTCGGAATCACCTTTACCATTGCCAAGTTCAGCGAATTGCTTCGGTGCTTGGAAATAAGTATGAGCAATAGCTTTACGCATCTTCGCAATGAGGTCATCACGAGAAACAGATGTGTAATTACCACTCCAGTTCTTCCAGTTGGGTACATCAGCGACATTGATATTAGCTGCACCACTAGAGTGTCCAGAAGGATCACCGCCAGTGAAGCCACCACCAGGAGTCGTTGTTGACTTCTGAATCCAGAAGGGAATACCTAATGGAGTACGTGGGCTTTCGCTATCGCTGGATGGAGACGACCATAAAGCCGCTTCCATCAATTCAAAGTAATCGTTAAACGCCGAGTGACGACGGATGTCGATTTCTCGGATAATCGTTTCACGGTCACTTTGGAAACTCTGCTCGTCAACGTCATAACTGAAGTTCACGGTCGCTTTGGTAAATGGCACTTTAGCAGTCGTCATTAAGTCTTTAACTGCTGTAGCGTCAACGCTGTATAACTCCGAGAACTTTGCAGTTCCGGTGTTAGTCGTCTGTACTTTCCAATTAAGGTGTGCTCCACCTTGGTAGGGAGTACGTGCCTTGCCGCTAAGGAACTTAGCTGCGAAGCAATGGTGTTGATTATCTAGACTCAAATCCACCCATGACTTTTTCTTGAAGTTGTCAAGAGTCAAGGTAGTAAAATCGTCTAGCTGATCTGGTAACAAAGGCATGTTTATGCCCTCCTATTTAGCAGACCTACTTACTTCCATTTTCGATCATCGCACTATCATAAAAGTCTTTGAGCACATTGCTATTAACGGCATCGTTGATGTCGTCGATAGGTCGTGCATCAGATGAAGGAGAGACTCCCCCACCTAAACGACGTTTACTGTTAGAACGCAGTCGATTATTTCGGCTTTGTCGGTCTTGGTTTCCAATTTCATCAGCAAAAACTGAGTGATACGCCTGCTTAACAAGGTCATCCATTGCTGGCATTCCTCGACCTGAAGTCCGGTATCCATTAGCCAAAACAGTCATCTGCTCATAAACAGATTCCATGTTCTTAGCTTCAGGTGAT